CCATGACTATCTTAACCATTATTTTTGTCTTTTTTATCTTCTAATAAATTTAATATTTTATCTAATTTAATTTCTAAATTTTCTACTCTTTCTTCCATCTCATGTTTTATATTATGATTAGGATACATGTGAGTAATTTTTTGTCCAGTAGCACCTTTTTGTGCTTTTCTTAAATCAATAGTTGCCATATAAACCTTTTAGATATTTATTTAAATAAGGGGGCCGAAGCCCCCAAATTATATTAATTAGCCATCATGTTGAGTTGCAGAGTTTCTATCTGTTTCGTCAACACCGCTTACATCACATAGTAAAGCAAAAACACGGATTTTACCCGCACTTGATGCCGCACTTAATACTAATACATCTAGTGTATCAGCACTTGCAATTACTGGTCTTGCTGTATTTGTTAATACAGAGTATCCAGTAGCGTTTGTATCCCCATCAACAAAAGTATCAACATCTCCACCAGTGATACCTAAATCCAAAGTTACAGAACTTGATAGTGCAGTTAGCACTTCAATTCCTGCATGTAGGACTAAAGTTTCAGCCGGTATATCTAATACTTGTAGTACGTCATTTTGTGCCGCACCTGCATCAGAATTAATTGCTGAGATGTCAATTACATTTTCTACAAGATAAGGAGTTCTTATACCCGGACTAAATCTACCCGGTCTAGCACCTGCGGTACTAGGGCCTGTTACGTCATATGTAGCCATGTTATATTCTCCTAATCAATTAAAAGATGTCTAGCTTGAAGTGCTTCCGAACGAAGTACTTTTCTGCCAAAAACGTGAAGACCTCTAACAATATCAGAGAATGAATCTGGGTCTCTAATTACTTCTGTTTTTGCAATAGCATTAGCAGTAGCAGTTGAAGACATGTGTCCAAATAACACTTTATAATAGTTAGAAGTTGAAGAAGCGGCAAAGTTATTAGTCATGTATAGTTTAAAACCATTTACAAGACCATTAATAACTGAACCATTTCTTAAAGGTGATGTACCATCACCAGTAACAGAAGCATCCATTAATTTAGATGATGCATTTCCAAGTTGTTCATAGAACTCTGGAGATGCTAAAAACCATCTATTATCAGTTGGGATGTCTGCTCCATGTAAATTTTTTGCCGCAGTAGCAAGGATATCCATTGGGTCAACTTCCGAAGAGCCAAATCCAACATCCGAACCAGAGCCATCACTACCAGTAGTAGTTCCTGCACCGGAAAACATTGCCGCAATTACATTTGCATCGTATGAATCTTTTAGAGCATATGCTCCAGAAGAAGTAGCCAAAGCCTCCCAGTTCACATGAGCTTGTCTTTCTTCAATATCGTCAACTTTAAAAGCAAACGCATTAGCTTGGTCTACAACCATTTGAATTTGGTCATCTGCCAAATTCTGAGGAGCTATTTGAGCACCTCTGGTATAAGAACTAACTGTAATGGTAGGCTCTTTAATAATGTTAACTGTATCTCCGTAAGCTTCAATCTCACCTGCATAATCAGTATTAGTAATATCTTCTACTACTGATGCAGTTCTAAAGAACTTCTGGACTTTTTGGCTGTATATAGCAGGTAACCAATTACCCGATGGTAAGTTGTTATACCCGTTTGCTGTTCCTATAGCCATAATTTTGTCCTCCTATAGACATAAAGATTAGTTACGAATTCTACCTTCTCTTCTAGCTAAATCAATTTCTTTCTCAACTTTTAAATATTGAGCAGGTTTTAATTTAGTTATTTCACTAACAGTCCAGATTTTTTTCTCTTTAGTATCCACATCTCTTTTAGAAGTTGAAGTAACTGCTTTAGAAGCTTCTTTCTTGTCAACACTTACTTTTTTAGTAATTCCTGCATCTAATTTATATAAATCAATTGCACGAGCCGCTAAATTAGCATTTGACGTGTTGTCATATAACCAACCTTGAATAGTAGAATCTTGTTTTGCAACCCATTCATGAAATTTTTCATCAGCCCTAATATCATTAAAGTCTGGATGAAGTTGTGATAATTTAACTTCAGCTTTTTCTTTATTAACATTTGCTTGAGCTGTTTCTAAATCTTTTAATTTAGTTTGCACTTGTTTAGCTTTTTCATCCGCTTTTGTGTAAGCTATAGTCTCTATAACATCATACACATCTGGGTATTTAGTTCGCCAAGCATCAATTTCCTCTTTCGTTTTTGGTAATTGAATCTTCTCAGTATTTTCTTCTAACTGTGTTTTATACCTAGATACTTCATCTTTATGTTTATTTACAGTAGAATCATAATGTCGTTTAAGGTCGTCATAACGTTTCTTAAACACTTTCTCTTCAGCATTAACAGGGTGTTCTCTGTCTGGAGTGGCTTCTTCTTCTGAAGAAGTGTCCTCTGAAACAGTCGCTGTGTCGTCTGTTGCCTTACGTTTGTAAGGTATAGGCTCGAGAAGAGCCTCTTGTTTTGATTCTTCTTGAATCTCCACTTTATTATTTTCTTCCATTTTATTCTCCTTTGTAGGTGCTGTTGGAAACAGGTGGCCTAGAGTCGCATTGGGGCTATGACTAAGCTGTCATAGGTGGCCTATCCATTTGTGTTGGTGCTCCTAAACCTTCTGGGGAAGGTGGTGGAGCTTCTGCACCCATTGGATTACCCATTGGAGCAGAAACTGGTTGTGGTGTAGCAGGTGGTTGTGCATTTGCAGTCATATCCTGTACAAATTGTTGCATAGATTCTTCTGGATTACTTCCGGGATATCTAGCCATAACTATTGAAACTGGTATTACCACTACAGGTTCAGTTGGGCCTCTATCAGACACAGGGCCAATATCAATACCTTTTGATTGTAGTGCTTGTTTTACATCGGGTGTTAAATGCATATCTAATATTGCATCTTCTCTTCCCCCCATAGGTGCTCCTGCACCCATTGGATTACCCATTGGTGGTTCTCCCATAGGAGGTTGGCCTCCCATTGGAGCGTTAGGGTTATTCATCATTCCTTCTGCCATAGTATTCTCCTATTTATCTAGTTCTTAAATCTGGGCCACTTGGTCTAGTATCCCTTTTTTTCATTTCTTGTTGTTTTGAAGCTGTTCCACCTCTACCTGTACCATAATCTTGTCCACTTTGCGTTTTTTGAGAGACAGAAGGTTTAGGGTCTCTAGATGTAAAACTATATCCTTTCGAACCACCGCCTATAGACCTATCATCACTTGTAACTTTTGTATAAGTATCTCCAGAACTATCTCTTACACTTTCACCTTTATCTAATTGTTCCATTTTTTTTATATCGGCTTCAGCTCTAGCTTTTTCTGTTTTAGCTTGTTCTTGTTTTAATTTCTCTTTTCTTAGTTCTCGTTCCATAGAATCAACGTTTACACCACCTATATTTCTATCTGTTGTTTCAGTTCTATAAGGCCCTTGAAATCCTGTTGTAGAATTTGGACTATGTATTGCCATAGTTGCATTACCCCAATCTTGAAATGTTTTAGATAAACCAAAAAATCCTACAGCTTGAGCTAAAACAGCAGGTTTTCCTTCTGCTAATCTTTGATTATTTAATCTATTTAATTCATTTATATATCTATTGTATTGGCTATCTTGACCAAATTGTGCTAACCCTTTGACAAGAGGCGGTAAAAATTCGGGTGCTTGTGGTGCACCTTGAAATTCATATGCTCCACCTTTAGCTGTGCTTGTTGTATCAAAATATCCTTTATCTTTACCATGTTGGAACATAGCTTGTCTTCCTTCTGGAGTACTTGAATCGAAATCTATAAAATCATTTCCACCAGTAGAGTCTATACCAGAAGTATCATCTGGTGCAGGTGCTCCATAATAATCTGGTGCTCTATAATTTGGGTCTGGTACACATTGTTTTAATGTATCATCAAATATATAACCGGGAGGACACGGGTCTGTATCTGTATCTGGAGTTTCTGGTGTTTCTGGTACATATTCAAAATCTGGGTCGGGTGACGTAAATCCAGACCAACTATTTCCACCACTTGATGGGTATTCGTAGTTTACATTTTCATAACTCCAAGAGTCAGTATCTTCATTATATGTTAATTGTAAGTTTGTGCCCGTTGTCATTTTCTTTTATTAAGTTGTTCCCGTAGTGCCAGAAGCTCTCTGAGTGAAGCCACTTTCCCCTGCTTGCGGTACACCTCCAACTCCGATGTTGCCACCTCCAGAGCCAGTGATGTCGTTTGGATTTGCTCCTGCAGGTGCTCCTCCAGTTTCAGCCACATTGGATTGTTGACCATTGCCTTCAGTTGTTGTATTTCCATTTGCCATCCCCATTATTTTTGCAAAAATTGCCGCCCGTTCTGGGTCATTAATTAATTTTTCTGGTTCTATATCTAATGATTTTGCAATTTCTGATAATACAGAATGCCATTTTACAAATGGTGCAAGGTTTTGATTAGAAGCAGTCTGTAAGAAAGTCATCAACCTTTGAGACCTTACTTCTTTTTGCATTAATGATGAAGTACCTCGTGCTTTCACATCTAGGTCTCCTCTAATTTCTGGGGTATCTTCATTAAACTGCATATTCCAAGCAAACATAGATTCACCTAGAGGTCGTAATAAATAATCATCAATATTTTTTACTACTGTTTTAATACTTAGAGCCGCCGCCCCCATTAACATAGACATACCTGCCGCAGTTCTAGTTGTAGATTGCACACCTGTTGTTCCATGTGAATAAGATGGTATACCTGTAGATTCATCAGCAAGTTGTCTAAATCTATCAAACATCATTAAATTTTCATTTGCTGTATTTGGAAATTTAACACCATGAATAGATTGACCCGGCATTCCACTTTGTCTTCTAAATATTTTACCGGGAAATACTTTCATATCTTGACCCGGTACTAACATTGTTTCATCAACATCAAATACTAAATTTCCTGCTAATGCTAAATTGTCAATAGCCATTCTTGCATGACCATTCATAATTGTTTGTGCATCATCCATATTTTCTGGAATACCTACACCAAAAAATTGATAAGGGTTAATTTCATATGGGCAAACCATATAAGGTAATCTTGCAGGTGTAAATGGGTTAACTACTAATCGTAATATTTTACCATTACATACCCAACAATTTACAGAAACTTCATCAAGTTCATCCATATCCTCTGTTATATCTAAACCTGCTTGTTCTGCTAACTCTTTATCTAAGTATCCCCAAAACTCTAAAATTTCATATCTGTTTTTATCAAACTCATCAGTTGTTTCTCTATCTAATAAAGAACTTTCATATCCACGGGCTTCATAATTTGCACCCATTGATAGACATTCTCTTACAGCACTTTCTCTAAAGAAAGGCCTATTCATTAAATCTCTTACTTGAGTTTTTGTATAGTTATGTCTTTCAATAACATAATCAGCATCTTCCATAGTTACTGCATCTGGGTCTGGGTAAAAATCCCAACAAGATACGGCTTCAATTTTAGGAACTAATTTTGATTTAGGAGTATATACATTCTCTCCTGTCTCTTCATCTTTTTCCCATTTATGTGAAGTTTTATCATAACTAAATGGGCCTTTAACAATTCCTGTTCCAAGTAATGCCATTTCAAATAATGAATGCCTAAATACAGATGTAGCACTAGATTCAGTTAATTGGTCATGAACTAATTTTTCCATATTTTTTGCAGATATTTCTGCAGGATTAATTTGAGGTTCAGAACGAGAATCTTTTGATGGCCCTTTAACAAAATCTCCACCTTCATATTCTTTTTTTAATCCTCCTAATATAGAATCAAATGTAGCTCCCGGTTCTAAGTCATTACCATCTCCCGGAAACCCATAGGGGCTTTGTACTTCCGGCTCTTGAGTTGGCTGTTCTGATTTAGAAACGTGAGCATACTCTGCAATATCGTCTGGTACAGATGTAGGGTCAATACCTAATGGAAATTTTCCACTAGAAAATAAAACTTCAATAATTTGACCATAAGCGGCCATGACTTTAGTTTTTGTTATTTTAACAAATACTTTTGATTTTTCACTTTCAGTAAATTGCATATCATTACCATAAAGACCTCTATAGTTTCTATATGCTCTTAACCAACGTTGTTCATCAAATTGTCTTGCATTTTCAGCAGATTGAAATTTACCCTTAATAGTGCCTGCTAAATTATCATATGCATCAGCATCATCGGTATCACCCAAAGCTATAATTGAATCATCAATTGCCATTAATTATTTTCCGTCTGCTACTTTTGATAACTCGCCTTGTGAATACATTTTTAACATGTCACCTTGTGGTTTTTCTTTTGCCGGTGCACTGTCAGCAACATTAGATAATTCACCTTGTGAATACATTTTTAATAATCCTGCTTGTGGTTTTTCTTTAGTAGGTGCTCCATCAGCAACTTCTGAAACTTCGCCTTGTTTGTACATTTTCATTTTCATAGTTTTCTCCTAGTAATCTTTTTCGTTAGCCATCTTCATAAAAGATGCTTCAACTTTATTTTCTTTTTTCTTTGGAAACTCATTTGGTCTAGTTTCATAGTTAGCTTGAATACTCA